TGTTATAGCAGTTGGTGTGTTAGCAGAGGCCGTTTGTGTTGTCGTGTCAAAGAAAGAACCAACAGGAGTATTAGTAATAGCATTATAAACTATAGTTCCACCAGTAATAGATACGTTATTAGCATTCTGTGTACCAATAGTACCTATGCCTAAATTAGTCCTAGCATCATTAGCATTAGAAGCACCAGTACCACCTTGTAGAATAGTCCAAACATTACCACCAGTTTGTGCTTTCTGTATGTAAATACCTAAGCTATTAAACCATTCCCGCCAAGTATATGTTTCACCAATATTCTCTTTAGGAATAGGAGGTAGATTACTAGTCGCCACTTTCTACTCCCAAGCCATAACCATACCCTTGTAATTCTTCTAAGCTTTCTTCTACTTTTTCACCAATGTCGGTACGATAAGCAATGCTGTTAGGAATGTATATTTTCTTTTTAATCTTATCGTAAACAGCTTCACGAGATTCTTCTATAGAATCACCTAATCCGACCACAGTACAAATATACTCACCAGCAGTAACAAACATAGGAACATTATCACGTACTTCTCCGTCTTCCATCGAAGGGCCTTTACCCCACATTACTTCACAAAGATGCACGTCCTTAACAGCGTCTTCTATTGTTAAATTCCAGAGAGGATAGCCACTGTTTTCTTTTTTAGAAACAGTGCTGTAAGGGTAGTCTGGAATGCTAATAACAACACCACAAGCAACTTTGTTAGAAACTTTAAGAGTATCTTTGCCATCAATAAGATCTAACATCCATTCAGCAGGATCACCACGATGTAGACTTTGCTGTATATTAAATAAAGGCCAACCGGGACGCATAGTAAACTCCAAAGGCCACGCTTGACCTTTCTTGTCAATAATGCAGTTGACATCGATGTAGCCAGTGTAACCAAGACCATGAAGCATATCTTCTAATGGCAATAGCATTTCACGAGCTAATTTAGAATCTTGTGTGTAGTGAACAATAGTACCTTGCTCACCAGTAGTAACACCAAGCTCACCATCCATTAACTTTTTATGTTCCCAAGATTCTGAGAAATGTTTAGAAAAACCTGATGTACCAAACCAACCGCCAACACCAAACTCAATACCTTCACGAAACTCTTGTAGGATAAATTTCTTACCTTTGTGAGCATTTATCTTCTTCCACTTCTGAAGCATGTAAACCATTTCAGCAGCAGACTTAGCAACATAAGATAATGCCTTATCACCGTCACCAATAGGTTTAGACACAAAACGTCTAGGGTTTTCTTTTACAAACTTAATTGCTTGATCATAGTTATCAAATGTTTGACTTGGTATGCATTCAATACCTGCTTTCATTAATACTTTTTCACCGTGATCACGTTCTTGTTCCCAACGGTTAGTATCAATAGAAGGTCCAAAAATAGGATAACCTTGATCACGATAACGTTCTAATTGATAAATATAATGGGCATTGTCAGTGCAAAATATTAAGTCTGCCCACTTCATGTGTTCTTGCCAATTAGCAACACGTTTAACTAAACCACCGTCTCCTGCTTCATGACGTGAGCCGTCTTTATTATGACGCATAAACATCTTAACATCGTGTCCAGCAACTTGGCTACGCATTGCAAAAGATAAGCCACAACCGCATCCTGATGGATCAATGATTAGTATTTTCATTCTTCAGTATCACTTATACGAGTAGCTTCTTCAGCGCCTAATCTTCCGCCCAACATAGTTTTAACAGTAAAGGAAGATCTAAATAACTTCTTAATATTTGCTGGCATTTCTTTTGTAGCTAAAGGATCTTTACGACTAGCTACCATAATATTATTAACACCTTTTTCTAAAGCAGCTAATTCTTTTGTATTTACTAAACCAGAACCTTCTAAAGCAGGTTTAATTCTAGTAAACTCGTTTGCTAAATTACTAGGAGGTACTTTAGATAAATAATCAGCAACAGCAAAAGGAAATAAAGATCTAGTTTGTGTATTATCATTAAGATACTTAGAAGCAGCTTTAAGCTGTGATCCAGTAAACTTACCACTTAACATGTCTGAAACAATAACATTAGCATCCTTTTGTAAACCAGCTCTTCCTTCAACGCCAACTTCAGAAGCAATTTGATTTATTTTATCATTAGTTTCATTTGCCCATTTCTGAGCAAGCTTATCAACATTAGCAGACCATGTTTTTTCACCCGCTTGTGATAATCTATCCTTTAGTATTAAAGACTTGTTTTCAATGTTAGACAAACGATTCATTTGTCCTTCAACTACTTGTCTAACTTCAGGAATAGCGTTTGCCAAGAAATCATTCTCTGCTGTCCATTTACGAACACCAGCTAAGTTTTTACCAGCCAATTCATTCTTAGCAAATTGAACAGCATACTCAGATACTTTTTTAGGATCACCAAGCATTGCAGCAGCTTCTTTAAGGCCAGACTCACTACCAAAAAGTTTCTTAGGAAGTTCCTCAACATCAACAGGTCTTTGTCCTGTAGCGGCTTCACCACGAGATGTTTTAAACTTTTCTAATGATTCTAATGCTTCTGCGTATTTAGTCTTGGCAGCGCCTAAACCAGACCAATCATAAAAACCACCTGAACGATTGCCAGCTTTGTCTGCAATACCTTTTGTTAAATCAGTACGAAGTTCACGAGCAATATCAGCACCTAAAGCTTTATATCCTTCTGCTTCATGTGCGTAACCAACATCACCTAGTTTACGAACAATCTGATCAATACCTTCAGCAGGAAGATAAGACTTTTCGTAGCCTATAACTTCACCAGCTTCGTTCTTAATTGCTTTCTTTTTCCAGATGTCGTTAATAACTTTATTAATGCTGTTTTTAACGTCTTCACTAGAACGATTAGCAATATCTTTCCACTTCTTTTTAATACTCAAAGCATCATCTTGTCTAGCCCAAAACATACCTTCTTTTTCGTTTTTAGCTGCTGACTCCATTGCAGAATTAAAAGATTCTTCGTAATCAGTACGAGCTTGTTTAATTTGTGGATCACGAACACCTTGAATTTCTTCACGAAGTTGTGTACCAAAATTATAAGGAGATTTAGTATCTCCAGTGCCTTTTTCTATAGCAGTTTGCAATTCTTGATCAGCAAGTTCTTGTTGTCTACGAAGAGCAGTTATTTCACCTTGCTTACCTTTTTCAGCTCTCGCAGCTAAGGCGGCAGTGCGTTGCTGTCTTTCAAGAAGCTTTTGTTGTTCAAAATCTTGTGCTTGTTTAACACCACGTTGAATTTGTTGACCAGCTTCAGTAGTTAATTGTCCTGCTGTTTCACCTCTTGTTAAATCTTGACGAGCTTTTTCAACAGCAACTCTTCTTGCTTCAGCAGTAGCTGTAGATCCTTCAGGAGAAAGAACCTTACCAAGAAACTGTTTTGGATTTAATAAAGCAGAAGCAGATTCAGTTACAAGCCTAGCTGCTCTTTGTCCTAATTGAGAAGTAATTCTAGCTACTTCACCAGCAGGGCCGCCAGCAACAAGACCAGTTAATAATTGAGTGCCTCGACCAGCACCATACTCTGCTGCAATCTGTTCACCAATCTCACCAAGAACACCACCAAAGCCACCGATAGTAGCACCTACTGCTGTCCCTGCTGGAACAGTCACAGGAGCGCCGGGACCACCAATAAGTCCTAATACAGCGCCTGTACCACCGCCTATAGCCATACCACCTAGACCAGCTTCACCAATACGTTCTATACGAGTACCAAGATCCATACCGGGCTGTGGTCCTTTACCAAACATAGTTTCAAGTATAGAAGCAGATTCTACGTTCCTACCAGAAGCACGTTCTGGAGATATTCTGTCAGGATCAGGTGTTAATGTTGTTGGCATTGGTACTTCACCTTTAGGAGCAGCACCTAAATACTTTTCTTGTACAGCGTTCTTAGCGGCTTCAGACAAAGAACCGTATGCTTTATCTGATGCAGAATATTTATCAAATACAAGGGCCTTAGCTTCAGGAGATAAAGTCTGAAACTTAGGGTCTTTTAATACTTCAGATAGTGTGCGTTCTGCCATATTTAGAATCCAGCCGCTTCAGCTTCAGCAGCGGCAGAGTTACCGCCTTTTAATTGTTTTACTTTTTCTGCTTTAACGCCAAGAACATCAGAAATAAGTTTTTTTCCTTTACCAGCTTTTTGTTCATTAGATATTTTATTAATATCTGCTACAGTAAGTGGAATAGCTTTTTCAACTTGTGCTCTCCATTCTTTCCAAAGATCTACTTGTTCTGGAGGAGTAGCTCTACTATTAATCTTAATTTCAGCAGCCCTGTCAAATGTTTGACGCATTTGAGCAAGCTTAGTAAGTTTAGTAAATTCTTTGTCGCCTTCTTTAATTCTAAACTGTTCTGAGAATTGATCAGCAGCGCCTTTAGATGTTTGTAGACCGCCACTAAGCATTGTTGAATAGTACTTACCTATGTTATCAATCTCAGCGTTATATCGTTGAACATCTTCAGGAGTAGCTGCATTCTTTAACGCTTCAATAGGAGCATTAAACAATGTTGTTTTAGATTTACCTGCAAATGGACCGCCACTAACAGTAATAGGAAGACCTACAATGTTAGTAATAGAAACAGCTGCTTCATTACCAGCAATAGCAACAGTATCAGCATAACGGGCTTCACGATTGCTTTTTATAGTAGATT